CTGACAAGGTGTAGAAATTCTACAGTATAGATGTCAATAATATCTTCTGTCGGAGGGGTATCGATTAGGATATGGTCAGTTGTATAATCAATTGAAGTTATCGCAGATATTTTTAAATAATATTTCCCAGCTTTTGTTCGCAGAAGTATATATCTATCCGCTGAAGGAAGTTTTGTAGGGTAGGTTACAAGTGTTGTCGCACCTGCAAGAATTGTTGAATCCTTCAAACGAATATCTTTAGTTTTTGTAGGAAACCAAAAGAGCTCAGCTCTACCTTTTAAAACAGACAACGTGTCTTTTAAAGTTTTTATCTCTTCTCTTTGCTGGGTGGAGATTGTGAAACTGTAATTTTGGCGAGCATAGTTTTCTGCTTTCAGAACTTCGGACAGACCTAGGTCACTAGCAGCCATTTCAAAAGCTTGGGTATATCTGTGTTCTATCGTTGTTGAGGTTTGCAGGGGTAGGTCTAAGACAGGGTACTCAGCGAAATAGTCTGGAATTACTGGGAAAATTGTAGGGGCATATCTGTAAAACCCTCTGAAAGATAGTTTTGCTGAGAAAGAACTACCAGAGGAATCAGAAAAGGAAACCCCTTCTGTGAGGAATCCTTTTACCAGAGGGATAAGCCAAGCTTTTGCAAAATCTCTACTCACAGGAGCTGTTAAAGTGAATATGGTGTCCGAAACCCCAGCTATAGTTACAACTTCCCAATTAGCAGGGCTTTCAAAGAGGAGAAAAGTTTTCTCTTCCGCAGGGTATTCTATGGAGGAAAGTATACAGGATATTGAAGAAACCCCAGCGGTAATTGCTGGAAAAAGAGCATACAAATGCCACAGAGGTAAGTAGAAGGTGTCTAATCCAATTCTCTCTGCTAAAGCTTTTGCATAAGCAAATTCCTCCGCTGAACGGAAGTTGAAAGTATAGTTTGCATAATATACAGGCTGCTCTTTGTAGGATTCTAAACTTTCTGAATTTCTACAGCCGATAACAGTCGTCCCCCATTCAAAAACTTCTTCAAAAGTTGTCAGAGGAGCTATTGCGAATACATCTGTCATATCAAAGACTCCGAATTTCTAGTCATGTGGTTTACTATTATCGACTCACCTTCAGTAGAAGTCAAATATTTTCTAAAATCATCCCCATAACCTACGTTTACTATTTTTACAGCTTTACCAGAACTGTTGGAAATGTTGTTAATAGTTTGCATAAGTTGTTTGTTTTGCCCAGGTGCTAAAACTCTTTCCCCTTTGGTGAGTTTGTAGGTGGCATTTTCAGGAACATATTCTAAACCTCCGTGAGCCTGAGGCATTGGTTGGGAAACAATTTGGGCAATCTGTGCAGCTCCCATTGCAGCGGCTAGACCAGCTAGGATTGTACCCATAGGAGGAGGAACTTCCATAGCTGCCATTACTGCAACTGCGGTTGACATTATTACCTTAGCAGTTGCGTTAGCTTTATAGAGGGCAAAAGCTATCCTCGCCTGTTCGCTTTCTGCACCGTACATCTTAATCATACTTTCGGTGATTCCTGAGAAAGCATCTGCGGCAAGTCCAGCGATACCTGAATAGTAATTTGCGTTTAACATTGAACCCGCAGTTGCGTATTTTTCCCGTATGCGCAAAATCTCTTGCTGTTTCGCTTCTTCCGCCAGAACACTTTTAGAGGCAATATCTAATTCCTGAGCAAGACCTTGGGATAGATTATTCTGGTCTCTTTGATATTGCTGGTAATCATTAGGTATCTGAGATTGGATATAGTTATTAGCAGCTCCAGCGTTTGGATACCTTACTTGTGACAACTGCATCCTAGCTTCTTTAGCTTTTAAAGCTTTCTGAGGATTTCCCTCAAGTTCAGCAGCTTTTTCCAACACCACCACATATCTCTCAGCTTCTTCAGTATAAGCTTTTCTAGCTTCAGTTAGTTGAGCAATTGCTTGTTGTTCAGAGATATAACCTGTTGCTTTAAGATTAGCAATTTCCTGCTCACGCATTTGGAAAGCTTCTCTGGCTATACTTTGCTTAGCCTCCAGGTCAATTGTTTTCGCTTGCTCAAGTTGTAAACTTCTACGAGTTTTTAAAAGTTCTAAAGCTTTTGTGTTTTCAGGAATTCCTTTCTCTTTATCTGCGAGCAGGGATTTGCGTTCTCTTAGATATGCAACTTCAATTTGAGCTTCAGCAGATGCCTGTTTGCCACCACGAAGTCCGTCAATTTGTGCATTGAGTTCTTCGATTTTCTGGGCGAAAGCTTCTTCTTGAGCTATGCGTTTATCTGTCAGGTCTTTTTGTAAAGTTGCTTGGGCTAAGGCATAAGAGGATTGGATTGTCGCAGTTTTACCTGATTCTTCTCTGACCCTGACCTCACTTTCCATAGTTGCTTGGGTGTATTTATCAAGCAGGTCTCCTGTTTTTCCTTTCTCGTCGTAATATTTGAGAACTGTAGGGACATAATCTCTGGTTTCTTTTGTCAAACCTGAGAGGAAATTCTCTCCAAAAGATTTCACAGCTTTATCCACAGCCCAAGGACCAGCGTTATAAGCTGCTAAAACTTTAGGTATATTTCCATTATACCTGTCCATAAGTTGAGCAAAATACTGTTTAGAAGATTCTAAAAGAGCAGCTTGGTTAGCATCCACAAACTCTACCAGAGGTCTTTTTATAGCTTCTGGAAGGGTGTAGTATTTCTTAGCCTTATTCCCTTTATTTGCAGCGTCTTGAAAAGCTTTGGCAGAAATTTCTAAAGCAAGAATATCCTGTGGAATCGGCATAAAAGCTTTAGCTGTAGAAGGCATAATCTGCCCCAACCCTAAAGCCCCTACAGGAGACACTTGTGATTTCTTAAACTGAGATTCATGCTTCATAACAGCGGCGAACAGCTTATCATTATCCGTAATCTGCTCACCGATTTGTTTACTTACAAGTTTAGCACCTTCGGATTGTACTTTTTGCAGCTCCAGCTCAAGTCGTATCTTCTCCGTCTGCATTTTAACATCCATGTCATGTTTTACAGCTAAGAGTTTGGAGTTTATAATCCCCTGCTCAGCGGAACTCTTTGCACTAAGTAGTTGTGTTTTGAGTAAATTCTCCTGAGTCGCTGCTTCCTCTCTGATAGCAGATTGTTTTTCCTGAGAAGCTGCTTGCACTGCTTTGGTAGAGTCATCTAGGAGTTTTGTTTGAAATTCAAACTGTCTTTGCGACATTCCTAGTTGTTCGTCAGTTATAACCTTAGCGGTTTCTTGCTCCATTTTAGCTTCAGTGTCGAGCAAGTCTTTCCTAGCAACAGCTCTGGATTCTAAATATTTCTTAAAAAGAAAAGCTTCATTTTCCTGGGAGTTTGTTAGGTTTACATTAAGGTCTTTTAATGCAGCTTTAGCAGCTTCTACAGCTGGGGAAAACCCGCCTACACCTACGTTTAGAATTTTGTTATTAACAACATCCTGAGCTAAAGCTATACGCTCTTGAATGTCCAAAGTCTGCTGTGCAGCTTCATTGTACATTTTTTGAGCTTCAATAACTTTCTCAGATTTGGATATGTCAAAATTAACCTGAGCCTCTGGGGAACTCTTAGCACCCGCCGCCGCAGTTTCAGCATCTTGAATATCTTTAACATTCTTAGCAATTCGCTCTGCGGTTTCTTGAATTTGTTGCCACTTGACATATACCGCAGATGCAGCTGCTAGGAGAGCAACCAAACCAATCCCTACGCTATTCGCAGCGATAAAAGAGCCTACGCCTTTGAGAGTAGTGCTTAGAGTTGTAGCAGCTGCATTGAAAAACCCCAATCTCTGCACAACTTCCAAAGCCATTAGGGTTTGCATAGATTTTACTAAATACAACACCCCTGCACTGCCAGCAAGAGCTACGATAGTCGCTTTAACAGTTGTCAAACTCTTATCTAAACTATCACCTTCTTCGATGAAAAGTCTGAACTGTTCCAAACTTCCTGTAACCCATTTGGTAATGTCTATCAGCATTGTTGAGGTAGATTTGTAACCAGCTTCACTTAGAAGTTCCCAAGAGGTGGACAACCTGCCAAGACTAGCTTGCATACCGCTGGAAGCTCTTTCAAAAGCTACACCGCCGAATTTTTGCTCAAGCACTGTACCGAATTCTGAGACAAGTTGGTGCGGGGTAACCAGACCAGCCTTCATATCCTTCTGCAACCTAATAGTTGCGTGATTTATATCTTCCCCAGCTTTAGCATAAGCAAGTGCCATCAAACTTACAGCACCTGGAACCCGCTGAGCTAACTGCTTAACAAGTTCTTCAGCTTGGAGCTTACCTTTAGAGAAAATCTGAGCCAGTGCTAGGAATATCCCATCGACTTCGTCCTGGGTTTTGTGTAAAGTCGTTGCAGCTGTATTTACATCTCTAAATATCTTAATAATCGTAGACAACTTTTCCCCAGCGTTTATAGCACTTGGGGCGAACTGGTTGAAAGACTTCATCAAAGCCTGGATAGGAATACCAGTTCTTTCAGCCTCAGCTCTGAAATCAAACATCTGCTTTTCAGCACCGATGAGGTTTCCTGTAACAGCTGTAAGACTGGCAAGGGAAGATTCCATCCGTATACCAGCTTGAGGGATATTCATTATCCCTTCTTCAACTTTAGACAAAATGCTTCGCAGAGCTTGGTAGATTATCATACTACCAGCAATACGAGATACCCAGCTTTGGTGGCTAGATTCTGCTTCTTGAGTTCTTAAATTCGTCCTGTGGATTTGGTCAGTGTATGCTTTAAGCTGGTCAATGTAAAGAGCTGGGTTCGTTGCTTTTAAAGAAACATCTGGAGCGTTTACTTGAGCAGTCGGGTTGATTATGCGATTAAGCAGGGAATTACCTTTTTTAGCATCAGCAGCTTCTTTCAACCGCAATTGCTCTGCAAGGACATTCTTAAGCCTCTCTTCCGCTGATTTAACTTCATTAGCTGTTTCAAGTCTAGCTCTTCCAGCTTGACGAATACGCTCCAAAAGCTGAAACTGGTCTAAAAGGATTCTATTCCTAGCTCCTTCAGCGGAGGATGCTGAGATAACCCCTGCTTCTGCATCTTTCCGTATCTGTGCAAGTCTATTTACTAAGCGAATTTCTGCCTCAGCTTCAAGTTGTCGCTGACGCTCTTTAATAGCTGCTATACCATTAACTCCGTCTTGCTCTACAGCTTTTTGCATAGCAACACGTTTTCTGAAATCTGATATTTGAGCTGTTTCTGTAAGTTTAAGTTGCTCTAACCGCAGGTTTTCTACATCTCTAATCCCTTTCAACCAAGCAGCGTTTTGCTGTTCTTGAGCTGAGATGTTTCTTAGAGCTGCGGCTGTTTGAGCATCTGTAATCACAGTAAGTGCTTTGACTCTATCTTCATACTTCGCAATAGCTGCTGTAGAGAAAGTATCCTTTGCAGTATCTGGCAGGTTCGCACTGCCAATACTATTAAGTTTTGTAGCTAAATCCGCTTTAAGTTGACGCAGCTTCTCAGCTTCTTCTATACGAATAGCTGTTACACTATTAACCCCTTCTTTCGTCAGAGCTTTTTCTTTCGCCAAAGCAGAATTTAAAATCGCTAACTTATTACTCGTAGCTTCTTGGTACAGTCGTAAACTTTCAATCGCCGCACTTTTTTCTAAATCTGCTTGTTCCTTAATCCTTTTCTTCTCAGCATCTGCAATGAGTTTGCTATTAATCTTTAAAGCTTCTGCATGGTCTTTTTCTAAACTTTCCTGAGCTTTTACAGCAGAAACTCTTTTAGCATAAGCTTCTTCAATAGCAAGCTGTTGTTTTTTATAATTGTCAAGTATCTTATCCAGCGCAGCTTGCTGAGAGCTTAAATCCATCCCTGAGGAAGATACTCTATCCAAACCTGCATCTCGGTTCAGGGTTATCTTCGCAAGACCATCCCTTCTCTTAGCATCAGCGGCTGCTAAACTATCTGCACCACTTTTTATAATAGCAACTTCTTTCCCTATCTCTCCTTGCAACAGTACCAGTCTTCTATTCAAATATTCCTGAAAAGCTTCAACATCCTTTGCCCTTCCAGCCTTCTCAACTTCCAAAGCTTTTAACTTTTCGGTCGCTGTTTCATGAGCTGCAAGTATCTCCTTTTTGTAAGTTTCATCAATTGCGTTTCCCTGTGCAAGTAAATTTACATTACTTTTTGAAGTGTCTAGGTCTTTAAAAGCTGCATTTCTCTTAAACTCAGCCTGTCTTAAAGCTTCAGCTTCTTGCAACTTAATGGCTCTTATACTATTACTACCTTCGCGGATAATTGCAACTTCTGCCTCAACCTCAGCTTTGATAATTCTCAAACTTTCTTCAGAAGCTTTTTTAGTAATCTCAGCTCGCTGCTTGTCAATTTCCCCAAGCCCTGCTTTTATGTTTGTGATATATCCTGAACCACTGGAATCTAGTGCAGGGAAGCTTCCAGCAGTATTATCAACAATCGTAAGAGTCTTTATCTTCTCCTGAAGTCTTTTGAAATCCTCTAAATTCTTCAACGTAACCTGCATGGTTGCATTAAAAGCTTTAGTCTTTTCGTCCAGTTTTACAAAACCTCCAGAGACATTTCCACTGAAACCTTTTAACAAAGTCTCAGCAGCTTCCATAGTTTTTTCAAAACTAGACAAATCCCCTGCTATACCAATTGTGAATGTCTTTGAATTATTAGCCATCTTCTGTCTCTGTCTCTGGTTGGTTAGTTTTGACATCTTTATAAAGAGTCTTTAGAAAACCTGAATGAATATATGCCAAATTCACCAGGGCTTCTAAAAAATCAATATCAAGTTTTTTGCACACTGTCTCAATAAGGGCTGGGTTTAGTGCATCTTCTACAGGATATAGCCTAACATACTCATAAGCTTTTAAAAACTTCTCATGAATATCCCACAAATAAAAAAACTCTGCAAGGGCTTCCTCACAGAGTTCTTTGTCTTCATCTTCATCATCCAGAACTTCCACACCACTTCCAAGAACTTTTACCCTCTGTTCTTCTAAAGCTTGTGCAGCTTTCCTTTCTGACTCAACTCTGTAGTTTAATACAATTTGTGCTAAAAAATCCCCAGCCCCAGTTAGTTTTTTATTGAGGCTTCTTCAGTAAGCTGGATGTTATAAAACACCTCATTCATACCTTTTGTTAAGGCGGAACTCCAGGGATTTGAATCCAGAAGAATGTCCAAGAGGAAGTTCAGACAATCCTCAGGCTCTCCCCAGAGTTCCTCATTCTTTTTAACCGTTCTGGTGTCGGCGATTACCATTTTCTCAGGTTTCTTCCCATCTTCATGAATAAACAGTGGAAATTGGCGAATGGCAATGACCTGAGTTTTAATAAAAGCTTTCAAATCTTTAGCTTTTTCAAGTTCAAAATCTGAAAATGCTTTCCCAATCTCTTCGACAGGGATTTTTATCAAATCTTCATCACTCAGTTTACGGTTTGTAATTTCACGAAACTCCTGAAGTTTTACATCAGCTTCTTGAGACCCATAACGTTTAAAAGTTACGAAAAGGGTTTCAATAAAACCTGCTGCATCTTTGTAAGATTTAACAGGGATTTCAACTTCAGGTGTTTGTAAAGATATATAAAACTTTTTCATTTTTGCTTCCTCGGCTGATGAAAAATAATTAACGCCACGCTAACTTAACGTGACCACAGTTTTTAAACGTTAAATCTCTGCCAATCTTGCCATCGATAGTTGTTTCTTTACTATCGGCAAGTTGCAGTTTTGTAAACTCGATGTAATACTTCTTACCATCGACAGCACCCCATTGGAAACCGAACTGAAAGAACGCTTCCAACATAGCACCTGTATGCAAACTGTACTTCGCGACCGCGTCTGGCTCCAGATACCCAGCAGTGCCGATTTCAGGCTCCATGATACTAATAACAACATCTGTGTTTTGAGTTTTTAAAATATACTCATCACCGCAGGTTGTTTGGATACGATTCAACACATATCCAAAAAGGTTCGCCGCGACAATATGCTGGATACAAAATGTGATAACGTTACCTGTAAAAGCAGCAGGCAAATCAGTGCCATCAACATAAGGAACAAATTGTGCTTGTTTGACCTGATTAGGTCTAATCGGTGCAGCGATTGCACTTTTTTGTTGACCATAATCTGCAACAACCGTAGTTCGGGCTTCAGGGAATAATTCAGGTGGTTCCAGCAATTCAACAGGAATACCTTTCAGCATCCATGTTAAAATCGCACGCTTACCGATGGTAATATCCAAATCGACCTGAGCACGGCAATTAAAGAAACGGAACAACTTTTGCACAAGCGGAGTCTGAGGAGCTACACGAGAAACTAACGCTGTACCTACAGCACCTGTATCTCCAAGGTCGTCTAATTGCACCTGATGTGTCGCATCCGCTGTATAAGTAACTGTAGCACCAGCGATTTCCATTAATCTTTCTAGTGGAAAGTTCGCTTCTGAGGCTGGTGTAGAGCCAGTGAGAGCAGCATAATCAACCAAAGCAGGAAAAAAGGTCTTAAAACCAATCTCACCTGTTCTATCAATAATACTTGTAAAAACTTCTTTGCTTGTCTGGTCATCTGCGTACTCCACAGTTTCTGTAGTATTTGGCATTGCAAACGTAGGTTCAAAACCTGCAACAGCATCTGTAGAAACAATTGCTGAAGCAGGTTGTGCAACGTTGGAGGCTGATTGAAGTTTTAAATAAACCTGCTTAGCCTTCTCATCATAAAAATTACTCATAATAAATTACCTTATAGAGTGGTTAGAAAACTGCATTAAGCATTGCTTTTTGCAGAACTTGCTTTTGCAGCAATCGGTATGTCTGAGACATCAGCATAAACTTCACCACAAGGTAGATTTGCAATGAGAGCTTGCTTAGCAGCTTCAGCAATTGGTGAACCGTTAATCATGTCAATGTTCTGTCTGCGAATAGCAGCTACAGTTAGTGTAGAGTTCAGCACTTCAAATGTACCGTCTGGGTGTAGTATTCTGGGCATTTTGTTCTCCTTAAAATCACAATGGGTTATTTTATTAATTTTAATAAATTCACAATAAGTTATTCTAAACTTCCTGTGTAACGTTCGGCATTTCAATCCTGTAGAAACTTAGCCACAGTATTCTACCATCAGCAACGTTTTTACTAAACTGTCTGTGTGGGGTTATGCCTGAATAAAGAGCTTCTTCAGGTAAGGGGATGTATCCTGAAACAGTTGTATGCACCTGCCGCCATACTAAAGAGAAATCTGTAACTTTGCAATTTAACTGCACGAAGAAAAACTGATACAAACTTTCCGCATAAGCGACCATAGGACTAACAGTTTCCCCAGAGCCAAGGATGTCATTAACTTCAACTGAATGATACCCAATAACAACAGTCGGTGGGTCGTTTATGTTTGATACTGAAGTTTCCGAACCATCTGAAAGGTGTGTAGCTATACCAGTGTCTGTTTGGACTTTTGCTACTAAACCTGCTAAGTCATACATGAACTTTATCCCTGAAACTTAAAGTTATTTCTGAAACCCCTGAATTATCAGGGCGTTCTTTTAAAGCAATGAAGTTGTAAAGGTAAGTCCCATCAGTTACTGTAAATGCTGTACTATCAGCAATTGCAAGCCTATCCCACTCACTTGTCCTGCAAAGCATTGTGTATAGGGTTTCTACAGTGGGAATACCCCCGAAACCTGTAGAACCTCCATCAACAGTGTACAACTCAAAATTAAGAACTCCTTTTAAAACACCTGAAGGGAATGTAATATTCTCCCCTAGTTTTAAAAACAAATCTTCTAATCCAGGTTCTGGCATCATATATTCAACAACTCCCGAAGGGTAAATTCTTCTATAACCTGCATTGGTTTGCTGGAGGAGAAATAATTCTCAAGCTCAGGGGATTTTAATAAATCCGTAAAACTAGGTGCATATAGCGCATGTATTGGCAGTCTTTCACTACCTAACCAAGTCTTAGCCTGATTTCTTTCAAAGATGAATCCAGCTTTTTTCTTTTGGAAAAATCCCTTATAAGGAATCCTTCCAGCACCGCTTCTGTAAGCTTCGTAACTAGCAGATTTCCCTCTTACAGGCTTCGGAGTGCTGTTTTTTCTAATTCTCACAAAAACAGCTTTAGAAGTTCTATTATTTACAGTAACTTCTTCTAATTGAAAAGGATAATCTGATAGTGGCACTGCTCTATAGGTGTATTTAATGTCTAAGGTTAAAATCTTTTGAGTTTTGCCAGATTTTGTTCTACTTATTGCATTTATCCCTGCATAATCAATATGCTTTTTAGGAATTGCAAAATGTTTATGAACTTCCTTACGAATTTCCCTATCCAACTCATTTGCAGCTCTATTAAGAGTCCTGCTTAATGCTAGGCGTAAAGGCACCTGTAGAGCTTTAAAAGATGCTACCGATGTGTCTTTAAACCCAGCACTAAACATGATAAATACCTTAACTGCCTGTACGAGTAGCACCAGTTCTGATAGAAAAGGTACTGTTGATTTTTGTATGCACCAGCATAGGAGCTGATTGCAATGTTAAAATCGGATTGCCAGGTTCTTCTTCTGCCCAGTTTTTGTAAAAATAAGGCATACCCATGTACTCAGCTGCAACGTCTTGAATAGCTGCAAAAGCTCTCCAACCATAACCAGGGTCGGGAACGCCGACAACAGCATCTGTTGGTAAGTACAATGTATCATCGCCTGAGTCAGGGTCAGTGTAGTCCTGAGTGTAGGTAAAGATGGGGATTTGGGAATCTGAATAAGTGCCACGATAGGTAAGACCTGACATATCAGCTTGCTGAGCTTTCCAGATGAGACTAGAATTTTGACTCGCTAAAACGTCAGTGTAGACGATTTTGTCAAACTCAGGGTCTCTTTTAAAAGCTCTCCAAGCTGCGTTGCCAAAGTATAAAATACGAACAGGAACTTGGCAGGTGTTAAGAGCTTCTTCAACATCAGCATGAGGGCTAATTGAAGTGTTCGCATCAAGCCAAGTATCTGCCCCAGTTTTAACAATCGTATTTTCAGCTTTACGATTGAAATTGACTAAAACGTCAATACCTTCGCCTTTCATACGGTAAGAACCTGTCAGGAACAATTGAGTAGCCATCAGTTCCAACCGACGAAATAAACGCTCACGTTGCTTTTCAGCAATGTCTACAACAGTAGCGCGATAACGTTCCGCCGCAGTCATAGGGGCAGCCATTTTTTCGCCAGGCATACGAGTGAACACATGGTCAGGTAGAATCAGGTCTCTGTCTCGAATATAACCTGGTTCATAAGAATCAACTACAAAACCTTTTTTCGGTCTTGCTTTGCTGTTAACGCGAGGAGACACGAAAACTGAAATACGTTTGTCAGCTTCGATTCTGTCAAAATAGATTTTTCTTTCATTTGTAATCAGCTCTTTCCCAAAATTATCCAAGATAACATTCTGGAAAGGGACTATATCTGAAAGAACTTCAGAAATCTCTGAGTGAGTAAAAAACTCTGGTTTCATAATAAATCCTCAAAATAAAATACTACAGTTTGTAACGCTAAAACACCACAAAGAGTATTTTAGAAACCTGGTTTGTCGAAATGCAGGATAATTTCCGTACCGTCAAAGATTGAATCTTTTTTCAAGTCCGTATCTGCATCGGTGAAAAAATCGAAATTAACAGCCGCTGCATTTATATCAGCTTCAACATACATCGGAACCCAGGAATCTTCAGTAGAAATAGGATTCCCAACAAGACCATCAAAACCAGAACCTGGCTCCAGTGGAACTGTTAAACCAATAACAGTATCCGCAATAGAGGTCGCAGGAATTGCTTTGAAATCTGCATCACGTTTTAACGGCGTAAGTGCTGGAATAACGACAGTAGTCGCTTTCAGCAAAATCGATTTTGTTTTTACATCTACCCCTCTCAAGACATCTTCAGGGGTATAAGTTGCAATAGGGTTGGTCATAAAAACCTCGAAACAGTTAATATTAGAATGAAGTAGTGCTGGTTATAAAAAACCACACCCCAGTTTTAAGCTTTCAATTTATTCGTAGCTTTTTGGTAAGCATCGCGTAAGGCACCTGCCTTATTACCAGAACCTTCAGTTTTTGGGTCAACGAAAGATTCATGCAGACCACCAGAAGCATCCAGACTTGGGCTAAAGCCTTTTGCCATCTGCTTCATCAAAAGTTTTGACTGTTCTGAAGAAAAACCAGCTTCCAAATGTTCTTTTAAAAATTCAGTAACATTCAAAGCCGCACCAATTCGTAAAGTGTCTGCGGTTTGGAATAAATCCAGCATTTCTACTTTAGCAGTTGCCACAGCTGATACAGCATCAACTTGAAGTTGATTTATTGTAGCTTCTAAAGCTGCTGTCTTTTCTTGCTCAGCTTTTAAAGCTGCGCTCATTGCTTCAAAGTCCATAAGACCTCCTGTTGTTGTTGACATGGTAACTCCCCCAGATTTTCTAGCAAACCCAATTGCTTCATCAATATTTATAGCAATTGCATCTATCAGACCAAGTTCCAGAGCTGTTGTTGCATAAACCTCAGAACCTTTTAAATCTAGGATAGTCTTCAAATTAATATTAGACCGCCCTAATAAAACATCATTATTAAACTCATTGTCCAAATAAGCAAGGCTTTCTGTAAATTTTTTAATCACCGTTTCATCTAAAGCAGTGTGACTATCACCTAAAGCTTTCTCAGCTTTACTTCGGAAAAAAGTGTACTTCTTTCCTGTTGCAGCGTCTTGAGCTGACAAATCGACATGAACCATAATTGCGCCAATACTCGCAACCATAGCTGTAGGGGAAGCGTAGAAGTACTGACAAGCAGCTCCAATAGCGTAACCTGCGCTTGTAGCAAGCCCATCAGTGAAAGCCCAAGTTGTAATACCCTGCTTTCCCAAAGCTCTAATCTCAGCGGTGAGGGCAAAAAGACCTTTAGCTTCTCCACCTGGAGTGTCTAAGTAAAACCCAATTTCCTGCACCCCTTCTTGCACCAAACTGCGTATTTGCTTACTAATACTTTCATAAGAGGTCATGCCACTGGCAGCTGAGGCATTTTTACTAACCAAACTATCAAAAACATTAATAACTCCGATAGAAGTATCTCTAGGGTTTAGCGCAGTTCGCCCATCTTTCTGAGTTTTCCAGCTCATACTTGGAGTTTTATCTACAGCTTCCTTATCCCCAATCATAATAGGTATAGCGACTAAATCCAAAATTGTTTGTAGCTTATTATCCGCTATCAACAGCGGTTCACCTACGATTCTCGTCAGTAATCTACTTACTTTGTGCATTCTTACCACCTTTACTATCTGAAATTGTTGTTTTTAAGATATTATGCTTAGGATTACTTTCCAGCACAATTTCATACCCTTGTTCCAGCATCAACTGCTTCATGTGAGCTTCTACATCCTCAACACCGCGCTCACCCAGTTTTTCCTCAAGCGTAGCAAAACCTGCTCTAACCTCTAGCAGGTCAGCTTGAACATCCTTCAACGGGTCTACCCATTCCTCTTTAGGAAGTACGAATTTACATTTAGCATCTGCAAATGCTTGGGAAACGTAAACACTGCCAAGTTCTTTAAACCTTTCCGTCAGCGGTCTCATAGCTTGGGTTATGAATATCAACTGCTGTGTAGTAGCAACTTTTTTACGAACTTCTATAGTCCCTGCTCGAATGGAGCTGAAATTAACATTCGACAAATCACCTGTAATTTGCTCATAAGTTTGTTCCAAAGCTGCCGCACATAAGCGAGTTTGATACTGCAACAAAACCGCCAGATTAGTCCCAATATCCTCAATCTTAGCAAATTCAAATCTTTCCCCGTGTCTGAGATAATGAATACCCCCAGGTTTAATTCTCTCCAACCTTGTACTATCCTCAGAGTCATCAGCACTTTGCCTACCATAAGGATTTTCTATATCTCCTATAAGCGGCTGTTGAAAACCTGTTTCTGTATAAACTATCCAACCTACGCCAGTAGCAGCTTTTTGACGAACTAAAGTAGCATCTGCTAATTCATCCATTTCATACATCGGCAGTATCACACCTGATAGTAACGGTATGCCTCGCCATTGCCCAGGTCTAATTCTTTGAAAGATATGTAAAACATCTCTAGCTTCCAGAGGGACTATTGTATTCATCTCCCTAGCGATGTAATCATTTGGGTAATGTTTCCAGAAATTATACTTCAGCGGCTTTCCATTAGTATCAAAAGTTATTCCATACCGCATGTCTAACCCTTCAAACTTTCTTATATCCAACTGTTCTGTTGCAAAAGTTTGTAGCATTAAAGGAACTTTTCTACCTGGAGAATCCATAAGTTTCATATAGGAAAAAATTTCCCCAGATTCAAAATACCCATTAGCCCATAAATGCTGGGTGCTTGTCATATCACCCCAGCCATCTATATTAGGAGCTGCCCAGAACTTATCCCATTCCTTCTGTACAACTTTATTATTCCATTTAACCTTAATCCCATTACCAATCCAATGATTTCTTGCATTACTCTGAGCTGTAATTGCTAAAGCATTATTTCTGCACAAATCATGACTTCTTCTGCGCAGCAGTTCTATCTCTCTCAGAGCAATTCTATCCGAACTACCGCTAAGCAACCCTTTTCTTTCCAGCCGATAACCTGTATCAGCTCCATCATAACCAATACTCATTTTTTACTCCAAGCAACTCTGTGGTGGGTTTTACGAAAAAGGTCTCCAGAAGCTTCAGGTTCTAAATCAATAAGCTCTCTCTTCAGACGATTTATTTCATCTATAAGCACCTGCTCATTTATTTCATTGTATCCGTACTCTCTTCTATTAACCCCAGTTCCTATAACATACTTCGTAGCAACTTCCCCTTTTAAATACTTCTTTAAGGTTAGTTGATACTCCAACAACTCTGCCTCAAGAGCTGCTTTATCTACTGTAGCCATGAAATCACCTAATGTCTAACCCTGGAGCTACATTACTTTCACGCCCCACAGTATTTTTATGAACGGTAGCAACAATACTGCTTTCCAGTTGCTGCCAATGTTTTTCAGTATACAACTGTATCCCTAGTGCATGTTTTGAATGTTCACAAAGTACAATACAGTCTAAAGCTTCGTCCCTTTCCCCAGGTGTCAACTCATATCTCGGAGGATTTCCTTTTTTATAATTACTCAGTAATTGGTTTTCAAAATCTTCTCTACAACTTTGATATACAAAAATCCTATCCCTGCCACCAGTTAAAGCTATACGTCTGAGAATATCACTCTTCCCTTTCTGCACACCTACATGATACACAGTAACTCCCATAGTCTCCATAACTCTTTTGCGAAGGTCTTTATCACCTGCACCTTCGGGATTAACAGGAACTGTAAAAATTTCCTTCTCTGTAAAACCTGCGGAATGGTCACCTTTTGTGGCATAAGTATGTGGGTTTATCTTACACATCTGTTGAACCCAACGATAGACAAGGCGTACAGTATTACCATCACCTGAGTCAATGCTTATACCAGAAATTGGTAAATTTATATCCCTGTCTACAGGTGAAAGTTCATGCCTAAACTTCCCTAACATAAGCTTCGTCAGATGCTCCCAAACTGGGTCTTCTGGGTCTTTCACATAACCAAACAGCTCTCCCCAATATATAACCCAAGAGTTATTACTCCTTCCATGTGCTGTCAACACAACTGCAAGCCTATTCCACTGCACATCTACCCCTGCGGTTATAATCAAACCCCCAGCAGGAACAGTTTTTTCTTCATAAAAAATTCTTTGAGCTTTCAAAGCTTCCGCTGTAATATCACTAACATTTTCCTTATAAGAAAGTCCCATAGAGTTGTTGGTGTAACTCTTTAACTTCCCAGGTTTTCCTTTATCCTTCTCCACCAAAGCTTCTAACCAATTCTTTTTCAGGTTATACAAACTACTACCTGGCAGAAACGTACTCATCAATTCATTAAAAGCGAAACCGATAAAATGACTTTCCGCTGTAGGAACCCAGCCTAAATCATGAAACTCTGTACTTGATACTAAGTTATTATTCAGCTCCTTATCACCCCATCTCTCTAAACAGTGCGGGCATTCATAATAAGCTGTCTCAGGGTTATACCTGCCAAAAGTTTTATCAATCTTTCCACCTGGGTAAGTATCTGCCTTTAACTGCGAAAACCCCAACACATGGAACTTTTCACAAACATGACAAACTACCATAAACACCATTTTATTGCTCAGTTCATAAGCATCGTCTACATTAGAACTGCCCTCTTCCACAGGTGTACCACCATAAACTAGCAAACTATTCGGAAAGGTTTTACTTCTTTGCAGGAATATATTAAGTGCATTCCCCTGACCTTTTAAATCTTGCTTTAACCCATCAGGTTCTTCCACAAACAGTATAGGAGCTGAAGAACTTTTAAGCGCATTATCACTAGCAGCAGAGACTAAACTCAACCACCCACCTGGGTATTTAAAAAAGTCATACCTGCACTTATCTGGGTCTCCGATTCGAGTAAGCAGTGCTGTGGAATTTCTAATAGCAACTCTAAGCTTTTCTTCAGTGTACCGTTTTATCAACGCATCTGAAGGGAAAGCAATCATTATATTCTGAGGGTCTTGAACAATAACTCTTTCGATAAAAAAGTTATTTATCTGTGTCCAGCCAAACTGAGCAGGTTTCTTAGCAATAATAACCTTAGTCTCTGGGTCGTCTACATACTTCAAATACGCCAGCAAACAAGGGGTTTTTAATAAGTTAACACGACCTGGGTCAGATGTTACTTCTGGGGACAGGTAAATATACTTCTCTGTATACTCCCTTGTATTCAACCTTTCTGGTGCAAATAGTTGTTGAAACAAAGTCCCTAAAAAGTTCTCCGCTACAGCAATCTCTAAACCCCCTAACTCACTCATTTTCAGATTCCTCTGAGCTTTCCTCCCCAGGGATTATCTCTTCATTCAACTTATCCTGTATAAACGTCTCAAAAACCCCATTTGCATTCTTAACCATCTCCTCGCCTATTTCCTTCCATGTATTCAAAACGCTATCAATCTTATCCCTAGTCTCTGGGTAAGCGCGAGTTATTGCCACCAGTTGCCCTCTCATACTTACAAAATAAGGTTCAAAAGCCATTAATAAAACTTTACCGTCTATAGCTTCCTTTTTCTCCTTCGCAACTGCAAGCCATTCCCTTTCCGTCTTCGCTTTATTCAATTTAATCTTCTGAATCAAATCTTCTTCTGCGATGTTAGAAGTCTTTTTAACAGCTTTAGCTTTCCAATACTTAACATGATGTAAAATACACTCCCTGTAAGTTGCGTCAGTGTTTGAAGGCAGTTTCCCATCCTGTCTATATTGATACAGCATTGAAACATTACAACCTAAAAGTCCTGAAAGTATTGCAGGCGAAACCGCAGAATCCAAATCAACTTTAAGAACATTTCTAGCTATTTTTTCAGAACTGTCATAATGACTTATCTTACGCTGCTGAGCTTCTCCAGCATCTTCCAGAATCGCATCTATGAAACTTTCTGTACTATCTTTCGGGTTCATTATTGACTCTCTATATATAAGGTATAAAATCTACTTTACAATGAATTTTCACCAAAAACAAGGGGATGATTATGGAAGAAACTGGATTAAACGTTGTAAAAGATATAGCAAATCTAGGTGCAGTCGGCTCTCTGTTAATCCTATCTTGCTATGGACTGTACAAAGGAATACTTTACATCATCGGGTATTCCAAAGAACGAATGACTCAGGTAGAAACTTTGACAAAAGAACACGCTGAAGCTATTGATAAAATCCACAAAGAGTATCAAGAGCAGCTCCGTACTACCGCAGAAACCTTTAACAAAGAACGGGCAGACTTACTATCCTCTTGGAATGCTGAGAGAAAAGAATCTCTAGTCGCTCTGAACAACTTAACCCAAACCGTCCAGAAAATGTATGACCTCGTAGAAAAGCGCGACGGTAACATTGAAAGACATTCTTAAACTGTAACCTTTAGGAAAAACCTATGAACTGCATTCACATTCACACCTCCCCCCTGCATCGCGGAAACCTTGCAATCCCTGTTGCTATGCAATTTGATGAACCTCTGAACCTATTCCTAACCCCAGATTCAGACGACAATCCTCAAAATCAAACATCGTCTTTGGTTCAGGTAATTGCGCCCGCTGACGTTATAACAGGCATCCGTAGAAATTCATCTGAAATCCTCTTTACAGGTTTCAGCCCTACAAATATTATCCTCGCCCCAGGTGATTCTTTGCTAACTACAGCTGTATCTGGTGACCTTTACTTCTTGCCCCTTTGGTAATTCCTATGCCAACAAAAGCTGAATTAAAAATAATCGAACTTCTTGAATCTATGTCTGGAGGCTCCCCAGGTGGTTCAGGTAGTTCTGTAGATTTCGGTACTAAAGCCGATACACCTGCTGCTACTGACATAGGAACTTTCAGTTTCCTAGCTTTCTTCAAAAGAAGTTTGCAGAAATTAACAGCTCTTATCGCTACCCAAACAATAACCCACAGCACTCTACCATATTCCGTAGATGTATCTGATACCAACCATCAAAGTCCTGCATTTGCTGTAAACTCCTCCAGAGTAATCCTCACCTCAAATGCAGATTGCTGGGTACGTTTAGGCTCAGCCCCTGTTGCAACTGTTGGTGGGATAGGTTCATTCCTAGTCTCCGCTGGAATCCCTACTTACATCACAACCATAACCCCTGGAGAAAAACTAGGAGTTATCAGTGCTGGGGTTTTGGGGTTGTTATCTGTGCAAGAACTTATCTAGGAGCTGCCGTCATGCTAACCCCCAAAGGTCTTAAGAAACGTGAAGTTTTGCCTCCGAGTTTGCGACAAACCCCAGGTAATAAGCATACGACACTTGCAACCCCTGGGTATATCTGGGTTACAAACACAGGAACTCAAATGCTAGAACGTATAAACACTACAACTCTTGAAGTTGTTATGTTTGCTTCTGGGGGAGGCACTCCTGCAGGTATTGCTTTTGATGGAACACATCTCTATGTCTCTCACTTCTCCAGTGGTAATATTACAAAAATGACCACCACTGGTGAAGTGCTTGCCTCTTACCAAATTTCCTCTGGCTTGCATCAGATTGTTTTTGACGGGGTAGACCTGTGGGTTACTTCTTACTATGAAGGTAAAATTTACAAACTCTCTACCTCAGGAACCGTTCTTTTCATTTATGACTCAGGTAGATACCCTGTAGACTTAACAGTTGCTGATAATAAAATATGGGTAGGTTTATTCAACTTCACCTTCTACCCTTTTGGTGCTGGAGGACTTTTAAAACTTAACAACAATGGAACTTTAAACGCTGAATACCCAATCGTGGAAAACCCTTTAGGTATAGACTTCGGGGACAATCATATCTGGACAGCAAACTTCCTAACAGGTGATGTTTTTAAAGTAAATGCCTCAAATGGAACTGTAGTTTTAACATTTAACACAGGAATTCCAGACTCTGCAATCCTACACCTTTCATACTCAACTTATGGCAATTATATCCTGATAACAATTTCAAAAGACTATTCCTCCTACAACCTTCCAAACAGTGAAAATGTAGTTCAAATACGTTCAGCTGCTACAGGTGCTCTTATAGAAACTGTACCAGTTGGTATAGACCCTAGAAATGTAAGCATCGATGAGTTCCACTGGGGTTATGTCGCAGGTTATGGAGACGGTACTGTTACTAGATTCCCTCTCCCAGCACCTGGAGTATCCTATGACATATTTCTACATTTCGATACTTTCCCGTTCACCAACAGCGGCGACTTACCTGTAACAATAACTGCCCCAGAGACGCGCTTTACTTCAGACCCTGCTAGAGTTATTGAAGGTTCAGGTTCTGCCATATCAAACAGAGGTAGTGGAAATCTTGACCAAGAGACTATACAGGTTTTCTCAACTGACGCTATAACCCTTGGTGACCAGTGGACAATTCGCTTTAAAGCTACTATAAATGCTCCTACAATGGGGGTAGGTATCTTAACCCCTTGGACAGGTTCTGCAATAGAAAGCGTCTCTATAATCTCCGCAGCTTCTCTTTATGTAATGCAATTCACCGCTGCTATTGCTGTACCAATAACACCAGGAATTCCTCAATTATTCTCAATAGAGCTTTTTGAGGGAAGTCTTTATATCTATCTGGATGGTGTACTTAAAGGAACTCAGTTATACAACGACCCTCTCTCAGGTTTGCCAATACCTCCTATGACATTATCAGGCGGTTCTCGACTGTTTTCTATCGGCGGTACAGGTAATGACATAGCTGAGAACCAGCAAACAATTATAGATGAGCTTATCTTTCTAAAAACCCTCTCTCTCTCCCACAACTAACCCCAGCCACCCTTCACCTAACCCTTCCCCTTCCCTCTGCTCCCCTCTCCCCTTCGACACAGCGGACGTGTCCACCCTCTCCCTCTCCCTCTCC